TGAACCTGCTTTTTAGCTGGAAAGGAATTGGTGTTAGTATTGAGATAGACCAAATACAATTCCTTTAAAGCATCAAATTCCGCAGTATCACTGGTACGGCTCGCATACTTGCCATTACTGACAAGGTCTACATAAGCCGCCGAGGGGTCTGTTGGTATTCCCATTTATATGTCTTCCTTCATTTTTTCTATTTGGTCTTTGATCGCACCCTTAAGGCGTCCCTTGGCTTCCGGTAGCCAGTCCTCAAGTATCCGAGAATCGTATGTCTCTTGGACCAAGCGAATGGTGACCTTGGCTTCAGTAGGCTCTTCGCCTTCTCTGACAGCATCGTGAACGATAGAAATATCTCCGCACTCGATACTTCCGAGAATGCCGCGCTTATGCTTGTAGCCATCTGCAGCACCTAACCACTTCTTATCCGGTACGTCATTAGTACCCGGCATTAAGTAAATAGAGTTACCCAGGCAGATAGTTCTCGCTCTGTGATTCATTACCAACATTTTACTAGTCTCCAAAAAAGGTTAAATGGGTTGTGTCCCAGCCCCCGCAAGCCAAGACACAACCCGCCATCAATCAAATACCATCTAAGCGCAAAACGCTGAGTGGGTAAGCAATAATAATTCCACCTGTGCGTTGCTCACAAGGAATCTTTAACATAAGGCCATCTTCCTGCGCTGAGTAAGCACGGAAGTCCATAGGAACCTCAACCCAGAGCTTATCTGGGTTACGGTCGAAGAAGAGAGCGCAATCGGTTCCGTCATAAGAACCGGCGGCAATGGAGTCTTCCAACTTGAAGACTGGAACAATTTCTTTAATGTATGGGTTTGAAGCCAACACGAAATTTAGGATTGTGGTATCGCTACCGTCGCCCATTCTGGTTTGTGCAATATGCGCATATTGTGCAGTCGGCACGGCCATTGTGGAAGGAGCTTCTGTGCCTAAGCTACCGCTAACGATTCCACTGACAGCTAATGAAATGTCTGCGACAATTTCATCAGGTGTTTTATTGACCCAGAGGCTGTTATTGCTGCCGTCATCCGGTGCCGTCAAGGTTGTGATATTTGGATCGTTGATGATTCCAGTGTAGCCGATACGACTGTCACCGTTGAAGATAAGGTCATCCTCAACAACCATAGCCGCCCTACGTGCCGCACTCATCAACTTAGCGTCGAGTGGAGTTGAGCCCATACGAGCTGAACGAATGTCCTGCTGCGTGTACTCAAAAGAATCACCAATTGAATACAATTGCTTGACCGACTTCTTACTTTTTACAGTAACGGAAGGAAGGTCGTCAGAACCATTGGCGATAATCTTCGCCATACCTGCAGCGTCATAGCTACGGTATGCGACTGTTTCAGCGCCTTCATTAGTGGTAGCATCCACTGGAAAAATACGGCGTCCCATCAAATCTGGGTAAACGACGTCTAGTTCCTTGGCCTTCATTGCTTCAAGTTCTTGACTCAGGAAATAGCCTTCGTCCGCGTCAATTAGTGTATATTGCTTCATCTTGTTCCCCTTAATGGTTTTGTTTCGTTTAGCTTAATGCTATGTCAATTGTACTACTAATAGGACGCCGTCGCCGGAAGCTGCGAAATGTGCAGTTGCGAAAGCCAGAGTAGTGACGCCACCTGAAACTGGGCCCACTTTGCTGGTAGCTGGGTCGTAAGCAAGTACGGCACCCTTAGCGATAACACCATTAGCTACTGCCCAAACTCGACCCTGAGTTAAGACTGGGAAAGAATCGTCCTCGGCATATGAGAATGTGCCGTCTTCGTTCTTCTCGTGTGACAAGTCATATAGAGCTACGCCGCTAACAGCGCCATCGATTACCGCTGCAGAGAACTCATCTCGACCGGCTCCGGCTACTACTGCAGCTCCCAAGGGAACGGCTCCGGTAGCTAGGCCAGTATCAACCTGATTTAAAGAAAATGGCTCTGCCTTTAGTCCAGCAAACCCTTCGTCGAATGTTTCGGTAACCGCTACTTGTACTACCATGATGATAATCCTTTATTGATCATTGTTGGAAATAGAAAAATTGGCTTAGCCCATGATAGGTTTTTGCCATGCTGACTTCTGATCGGCGAACTTCTTAGTTCTCAATTGCTCATAGTCAAGGTTTGTCGCCTTGACTGAATCGCCCATTGTTTTCTTGCCTTTTGGCTGTCGGGTCTGATCTTCCAAAGCAATGTCAAATCTAGCCGCGATATAGTCATCCGACTGCTTATCGAAGTTAGTTTCTGGTCGTAGCTTCTTAACTACAGCCTTCTTCACTTCGATGTCGCTCATTGCGTCGAAGTTAGTTTCTGGAAGAGCTACTTTAGCCTTGCCGATTAGATCGACTCGGGAAGCTACTGCCTTGTTGAACTTGTCATTTGCTAGGGCGTCGGCGTTCTCTTCTGCTTTGCCTTTGAACTCATCAGTCTTAGCTTTGAGAGTTTCAATCTCTTTAGCCATGGCCTCACAGTTGCAATCCGGCGCGTCTTCTTTTGGTTCGTCTTCCTCATCCTTGACTTTTTTAATAGCCTTGGTAAGGGCCGCGTGTACGGCGTCATCAACCTTGAACTCTTTGCCGTCGATTAGAAATACTTTCATAGTTTTCTCTTCCTTTACAATGTTGAACTGCAACCCATCACAGACAGTGTGGAGCTTAGGCTTATCTTTGGAATCAGTTAGTACCCGAGCCAATGGCCCCGCCCTACCTCGTTCCACTAATGCAAGATGATTATATCTGATTTCACGCTGGACGCAATCGTAAGGCTGGTCTTGCCATACGCCCGGTGTCTCATCAAGAAAGCAGGTATAGCCTAAAGACATTTCCCGTTTCTTGCCGTCCTTGATTTCTTTGATAGTGTCTTTGTCGAAGAAGCTGACCTTCTGCTGCACATACTCTTCTTCACGGTCGCCATTGCTGACAGGAAGAAGGATTCGTTTAGGTGTGTCCGAGGTCATACCCACAACGAAGTCTTTAGAGTTTTCTGGGCTCACCATCTCTGCTGGATGGTTGTTGGTAGCAGGTAAGCCAACTAGGCTCGCCATAGTCGGGTCGCTAAAAACCTCATCAGGTTCTCTGAGCTGTCGGATCATTCTCACGGTACCGTCTGGCTTACTCTCGAAGTAAGTGAAGATTCCTGTGCGTGTCAGATTGGCCATGATCTTTAGGAATCCCGTGGCCTCATCAACTTCCAAACTGTCATCATCGAGCACTATGTAATCTAAGTTTCTCATTAGAGTTTCACCTATTGAGTTGATTGTGGATAATAATACAGTATGCAACCCCTAATACACAAGCGGCTATGTCAAGGGTTCTTATGGATCGTCTAATTCGGGTACGTATGCAATACCGACACACCTACAATTCCATGGCTCGCCCGGTATAGTTGGGGCTCCACCATTGAAATTGGCGTCACTGGCTGGCACATAGGTGACGCCGTCTTCGGTCGCGGTACCTTCCCAAGTGAATATCTTACCATCCATCTCACGATGGGTATCGCGTACCCTTTCATCGTCCGCAGTTTCCCAGACATAGAGGTCAACCCCTGCAGCTTCCTGCTGAGTTTTATTGATCTCACCTAGCGCCGATGTCACCTCATTGCGTGCCACGAACTTAGCCCGATTGACTGCTGTTCGATATGCGTCGCCTTCGATGCTGCCCTGCAGTTCCTTGGCAATGGTTTCCCATCGCTTCCCTGTCTGTACGCCCTCGGCTATCACCTTCTGGGTGTTGGCAATAAGGATAGGCTGAGTTTCCAGCAATACTTGCACCGTGGCATTGGTTGACTTGGCCATGGTTGCGGCTAGCGTGCTTTGAACCTGTGGAGCATTGAGCACATCAGGAGCCACGCGCACTAGATCCTTGGCAATCGTTGCCGCGTATTGGGCACCCATGCGCTCATAGATAGGCCCGAGCAATTGGCTAAGTTCTGCCTCGGTGAACTGGTTGAAGGTTAGGGTAGCGGCAAACCTTATAAGGGCCGCTAGGTCTAACTCTTCGTTGGCGTCATTGGCAATGAAGCTCTCGTTTTGTTGAGATTGCGCAAGTAGCTCTATCCTCGGGACTACAAGTTTTATCACATTCTCTCGGAAGGTCTTCATTATCTGCAGGCTTACCCTGTCCACTTCGTTCTCGAACCGGCGAAACCGCTTGGAGCTTTTTCGCTGACTCTGACCTAACCGCAATGGTTGCTGTAGTTTTCGCCTGCGTGTTGCTCGCTTTGCCATCTTCCACCGTTATGTTTACAGATTGATAAAATTGACGCCGAACCTTAATCATTTCCACCTTCTTCTGGCTCGACCACTTCTTCCGTTTGCATGGTAGATGCTGCAGGTGGCCCCGGGTCTACTTCAGCCTCTTTGGCCGCTTCCTTCTCTTCCATGTCCAAGCTGGTTTCATAGCTGAACTCGCCCGATCCGAATCGGTTTTCGGCTACTTCGAAACTGTCATAAACACCCTGCGTCATATAGATGTTATCAATATCCGCTTGTATTTTGCGTGTCTCTATAAGCGCTTTCTGGTCTTGCTGATAGAGTGGGTCAAAGGTAAACGACCAAGCCTCGGGCTCTGTGATATCCAGCTCTATCTGGTGAAACATGATCTCAGTCAATCGGGTGATTGGTGCTTGAAGGGTAAGAAGCTGCTGGCTCTTAATGTAGTCATAGTAGTCTGTCAATTCACTACGCCCAGCTTCACCAAGGCTGGCACCTGCTGCCTCGCCCAGTAATCTGGTATGTGGGATCGGTGTAGCTGCTACTAGTCGCCTAGTTGTCAAGTCCACAAGATCCTTGGCCCCAGTTAGTTGGATCTGGTTTTGTGAGAATACATCCTCTTTGTCGAGAACGATTGCCCGCATACTCGATCGCATATCATTGACAAGGGCTAGTTTTGCCACTACCAGCTCGCTCTC